GCAGAAGGAGCACCAGAGGGAAGGGAAACAACAGGATATTTATTGCCTTGTATCTGACTAATACTCATTGCATCTATCTCACCTTCAGTAATGACACAGAAAATATTTCCGTAGTTACCGTGGTTCCTCCATTTGTTTTGCCCCCATAGTTGTACGTTTTTACAGTCACCTACCCATCTAAACTTTTTATCTTTAAGTCTTAGATGTTGTGCAATAGGTCTACCTTTTTGATCTTCATAGGTGGCTACCTGAACTCTCTCTCCAAACTGTTCTGCATATCCATAGTTAAAAAACTTGGCTGTTTCTTCTGTAATTTTTCTATGAGGAAGTTCTTTATGCTGAACAAACTTTATTAATGGTGAAGTCACTGGGCTAGGTGAGTAATAAGTTTTGCGTTTGTGTTTCTTTTCTGTTGGAGCAGGTCTTCTATAACTGCAGCCGAAACAAAAAGCATGACCATCTGAATAGACAGCAAGATTATCTTTACTGCCACATTCAGGACACGGTTCCTTTTTGACGTACTTGTTGTCTTCTGTCATTGATTTTCCAATGTTCGATTAGTGCTTGTAAGTCTTTTATCCTTTGCTCTGCATGTTCAATGCGTTCTTTGTTATCCATTAGTACCAATCAGCAGGAATAGTTTTATCGCACCAGAGGAATCCATTCTTAGTAGCCCATTGACCATAAGAAAGACTCCTCTTTTTACCTCTGCTAAGTTTTGTCTTAGCGTTTTGAAAACAGAAACGTATATCTAAACTGGGATTTGCCGCCTTAACCGCAACCATTTTTCTTCTGTCCTCTTTTGAGAGGAAGCCTTTAGTTTCAATAATGACCCCGTTGTTAAGGATAAAATCAGGCTTGTAACAGCAACTGAGGGTGTATTCCAGCTCAAGGGATTCATAACTAAAGGCAATTTTCTTTTTAAGTAGGGTAGCGGCAATTCCAGCTTCGAATTTACTTCTGTACTTTTGTTTAGAACTCGTCTGCTGCAACGGTGGCTGCTGGCATTGGGCATTCTTGGGTTGGTGCTTGTGGCTCTTCCGTTTGAAAACCATACCCAGTTGCACTTCTTGCATATTCCACGTGGTTTTTAATCATGACTGCTTCAATTTGGATCTTAATTCCAACTCCGAAAGCAGCTGTTTCCCATCCACTGCAGCGTAGGTTTACTTGTCCTGTCGTACCTGGACCACACTTGTTAACTAAGGTCTTTTGACTGTCAGACATAACAGAACCATCAGCATTAAATAAAGCTGGTGCTCTGTTCTTCCAAACAGTTCCATCAGGTCTGCTTCCTCCTACCTTTGTTTTGGCTCTGATCTTGAAGTAACCCTTGGTTTCTCCTCCATCAGTAACTTCTTCAAACCCCCAAGGAAGTTGAGCAAGTTTAAATTTCTTGTTTGGGTTAGCAGCTTTCAGCTGAGCTTTCCATCTTTCAAGAAGATCAGTTAATTGCTGTTCGATTTCCTGTGAATCTTCTGGATCAATAAGGCAAGTGATTCTCCACTCCCCCATTGGATCAAATTTAGTGTCTGGTTCTACAAGCCATGCGAATTGGAATTTACAAAGTGGAGTAGTAACACTTAGGACTTCAGATTTAGGATTCATTTGTGAGAATCTGGTAGTAGGTCTGTTGTAATCGCTTGAAAACCTAGAAGGTCTGTCATGCGTAAGAGTTATATTACTGTTCATTGTTCCCTTGTTACTCCTCTTTATGAAAATACATAAGGAGCTGACATAACTTCACTAATATGTAATTCTCCCATGTCTAATGGTGATGGTAATTTAGCTGGATCTTTTAATTGTTTAGCTGCTTGGTTATAAAGATCATCTAATACATAGTCCTGATAAATTTGTACGAAACTTTCTTTAGCACAGTTAATAAAGTCTTCAATATTACTGGCAGGAGCCCCGAAACAATCATGTATCGTTGTAAACTGATTTAATCCTTTTGCCTTTGCTTTTTGCAATGCTAAATGAACATTAGCAGCATCTAAACTATGAATAAAATTAGCAGGAAAGCTTTGAGTTGTTTTCTTTTTATCTAAGTCTTTTGTATTTTCCTGAAGTGAAACTAACATGCTGCTGGAACCAATCTTAGTCTTAATTCTTTTGCTTTTAGTCACTAAATAGTTCTGTTTGACAAAGAATCCAGAAGGTGTAGTCCACTCAATCATTTTATCTTCTTTAGCAAAGCATCTAGCAATACCATTAAGATAATTCATAACATTAGAAGCAGTAGGACATACATTATCTACTGATTCTTTTATCTTTATTGCAAGGTAATGATAGTGTTTAAAACTATCTGTACCCCATGGAAACTCTATCTTTTCTTTTGCAACATAGTCTTTAATTATATTAGAAATACCGTAGATAGTTCCTGAATAAGGTATACACATAATAGGCTTTTTAATTAACTTTCTTGTTATTAATTCCCTATGATTAAACCATTCTTGTGCATAAGTACTGTCACTATCTGCAAGATTAACTATTAAGTTTGTTCTTATATTGTTATATAAGTCCTGTGGTTCTTCAGAGGCAAGGAGATTTACAGAAGCAGCAAGATCCTGATCAAGAGTTAAAGCAGCCAAATGCTGGAAACCATTATTACTACCATCCAAAAGGACAGGATGCCTGCTAATAAAACCAAACCCTTCATCATGAAACTGACTCCATTCAAGACACCATGCTAGGAATTGAAACGGATCATCAGCTTTAGACCAGAGACCTACATAACTTTCAGGATTACCAGCAACATCAATTGCCATATGTTTCCCTTCGTTATATGCCCATTCAATCCTTTCCTTAAAGCTTTTCTTATTTAGTCCCCAGTGATTTGCTCCAGCAATACCCAGCCAGCCAGCATCTTTTTCATTCTTAATTGGACCTCCTTCAGCAAATTGATGCAGCCCCCTTGATAAATCTGTTGTCTGTGGGTTGAAGGTACCTGATACCGGATAAATTCGTCCGGTAAAATCTGCCTGTGCTACATGCCAAAAAGAACCAGTACTAAACTTTTCTGAGGTATCCAGCATCATCATGCACTGAAATCTTTTAGCTCGGTTATGTGCATTTAGGTCATGGATAATAGAAGCCTGTCTCCTCCACCTTTTACGAGCTAAATCATTCTCTGCTATATCAAATGGCTTAGGTGGTAAAGGTTCAGGTTCAGCATCTATCAGGCAGCCAACAGGAGTGTTTGTGTTCCAGCAGTAGTTAGCTACATCTAAGACCTTTTCATTCACTGACCACTCTGTATTTTGCAAGGCATTAAGAGATTTATAGAAAGCAACTGGTCTTTTATTCCTTAAGTCATTTAGATAAATAGTGTCAGAACTTTTTACCTCCTTAATTCTTCTCAACCTTTCTGAATAGAAGCCACCATCAGGCCATTCTCTAGGTTGAATAAGACAAGGCATCAGCAAAGGATAAGCAGCCAATCTATTTGTCTTCTGCCTTTTAATCCAAGCCATAGACTCCTCTGTAAATTCCAGATAAGTCTTCCTAGTTTTGTTATGGAAATTACCCCTAGTAACCATCTTCACTAGGCCAACAGAGTGCATCAGCAGTTCAATTAGCTTTAGTCCTACTCTTAGCCTGTCTTCCTTGTTCCAGCCTTGAAATTCATACCCCTGATTACGCATATGACCCATCATCATGGTTCTTCTATAACCTGGATGTTTGGTATCTGATATATGTTCTTTTAATACCTTGAAAAACTTAGGATCTCTTTCTTCAAAGACAGAAAATCTAAGTTCATCTTCTAATAGATTGCCAATCTTAATAGCAACAGCAGTAGCAGTAGCTTTTTCACTACTGACAAGATCTAAAACAGCTTTCCAAGTAATGTATGCAACTACATCTGGATTAGGAAACTTCTGTAATAGTTTGGCAGCAACAGCTTTTGGACCTGGTTTACCTCGCCAAGCACGATCAACAAACTTTTGTACTTCATCAGATAAAGGTTGTAAACCTGCCTTAATCAGGTGGATTGCATAGGTGTTGTCTGAAGCATGTCCCTTTTTAATATTTTTCTGAACTCTATTTGAGTAAGAGGCAAAACCTCTACTCTCCATTTCGTTTTCTATTTGAATCTGAATCTGGGCTGGATTCATAAGTAACTCCTTGTTTTATAAGAGTTACCTAAGTCTAGCCATCAGATATGATGTCTACATAAATCTGATGTAATTCAAGGACTTAGATAACCCCAGTGTTTAAGCCACTACTGAAGTGGTTTTGTTTACATTTAGGACATGAACTGCTCCATGCAATTGTTTAGGTGCAAAGTGTGCATACTGACAAGTCATAGAAATATTAGAGTGGCCTAGCCAATCCCTAACAATTCCAAGTTCAACTCCACGTTGTACCAATCTGGTAGCACAAGTATGACGGCATATATGCGGTACATACCATTTTGTTTCTGCAAAACCTAAGTAATCCCTAGCCTTATTCCATGTCTTAGTAACCCAGTCTTCACTATAAGGAAATAACTTATCAGCAGGCTTACACTTTAAATAGTAAGGACGTAAAATCTGCTGAACAGTATCAGTCATAGGAACACTGACAGGGTTATCACACTTCCTTTTTGCAAACGTAATTTGATTTAGTTGAAAATCAATATACATTTTCTGCAAGCCAAGAAGTTCACCTCTTCTACAACCAAGATCTATTAAACACTTAACAAAATCATGGTGAATATATAGTTTCCATGAAAGAAAAGTATTTAACAGGTCATCTTCCATTTCCTCAGTAAGAAAATGTATTCTTCCCTTCTCTTCCTTTAACCTTCTGGGAAATTTAATTAGGTTTAAATGTCCATCATCTTCCATATCCATTAACAAGATTTTTAAGGCAGAAACCTTTTTATTGATCGTCTTATTACTGTTGTGATATGGCCTTCCCTGAAGTACATCAACAACTTGATTTACTGATTGAGTAGTGATGTCATTGACTGGTATATCCCCAAGGATCTTTTTGACATGATCCATAGCAATTAACCAGTTATCACCATCTGCTTTACCACGTTTTCGTCTGTTATAGACAGTCCTTATAGCCTGAGATAAACATGGGCAATCCCTCAAGCTTTGGACCTTCATTCTGGGCATGAAGTTCTCCTTTTTTTGTGGACAGAAATACTAATAAGTCTTATTAGCAGCAATCAATTAGACATTAGTCTTAGATTAATTCCCTACTATCAACCACCATCATTCCTTCTGCTTCAGGCCACTTTTCCCTAGCAATTTCTACTGCTCTTTTAGGAGTAGCAGCAGTAATTAATTCAGTCCTGACTCCTGGTTGATGATTAGGATCTGAAACTTTAATTACATAAAGCTTTTTAGGAAGAGCACTACTAAATGAATGATAAGACATTTAAAGATTCTCCCACTTATCTAAGTCAAGCATGAAATTAGCTGTCTCAGCAGCAAATTTAGGACTTAAAGTATTAGCCACCATAAGAATAGCTAACTGTTTCTTTTCGCTATCTGGTAGCTCAGAAAGGATGTTTAGACACTCCTTAACTTTGTCAGAGATGCCTTGGAATTGTTCTTTGTTAATTGACATCAGTTTTTCTCCTTTTTTTGAGTAGTTTTTTTTGTTTTTTTAGATGTTCTGCCCATGAAAGCAGTTCTTCTAAAAGATCTTGTATTTCAGTAGTAAGAGAATCTAAATGCTTATCGCTAACTGGTGTCATTGCATCAGTTTTAACGGCAAGCATCATTGATTGAAGATAGTTTGTTTCATATTCTCTAGTTGAGAATAAGTGACCGCATTTCTTACACTTCCGCCTCCTGGCTAGATAAGGAGTGTTTTCCTTGTTTCGTGTATCCATTGAAGGAGCGCCAGAAACTTTTTCCTGACGTCCTCCAGCGGAAATGAAACTTATAGAGCCACAAGACGGGCACTTAAGAGTCATAACTAAAAAAGCATATGCAAAGTAAAGAAAATACAAGCCAGGGATATTAAGACGATTTGTCTTTCCCTTAGCGTTTGAAGCTCCTCCCCTTGGCTATCAATAATATCCAAAGCAGAGGTAACTATCTCTTCCTTGGTGGAAGACATAGAAATACTGTTGTGTTTCATTTGTAAAAAGATTTCTGGGTCTTTTGGGAACTCATAAGAGCTCCATAGAACACTAAAAGTGCTCTAGGGAACCGTCAATAATTCGGCTAGGGATATAAAGCCTTAGATCTCGTTAAAGAGCCAGGCATCAGCTTCATAAGCTTTTGCAGCTTCATATTCCTTATCGGATAGTTCCCGATAATCCTTTTCTAGTTGCTTCTGATATTCCTCAGGAGAACAACCATAAGACCGGAACAGTTGCTTTTCATTCATTAATCATTTACCAGGTTAAGGTTTCCATTACATAAGCTTTGAAATTAACAGGCAAGATAGATTTATCCTGACCATTTAATTTATAAGCAAGCTTGTGAGCTTCTTTGTTGCCTACTTCGCCAAGAAATAACCTCTTGCCTGTGTAGCCAACTTCAGAAGGACAAACAAGTCTTTTAGTATCTTTACTGTCTTCAAAGCAGATTAAAGATTCTAATGTTGGATTTGAATCCATAGTAATTAATAATTCAGTTGTAAAAGGGTTGAAAATAACCCTGTGGAAGGCCGGAGCCCTCCATAGGATCATCTTTAAGACGTTAAAGCCATTTCTTCTGCTTCTGCTCTTTCGTGGCAGTAAGACTCAACTACTACCCAAACAGCCCATGTTATAAGACTGCTTAAATAATGTCTTTGGTCTTCTGGTGCATCAGCAAGAGTTAAATCTAATTCATCCAACTTTGCTTCAATTTCATTTTCATACTCAAAGAAAAAATCTCTTAGTTCTTTGTAGTAAATGAAACCAGAAAAACCACCGGAGCATCCATGTCTAGAAATGTCTTTAACTTCATCTAAATCATCAAAGCGTTGATCTAGAGCTTCTGTAAGACGTGTCATGAGTTTTAAAGGTTCGTTTGCAATCGGTTCCAATTGAGGAACCAGTGAAAGACAAAAGTCCTTCATTGGTTCTACTAATAATTTCGCCAGGGATACAAAAAAGAAAGACCTCTGCTGGTGTCGTGGCTGAGGAGGTAAACGGTTCTTGATTAAGGCTCAAGATAACTAAGAAAGCCCTCCCTTGTTTAAGGTACAAGATACAAAACCTTCACTTGATTAAGGTTGCAAGTGACTAGACCTACACTGTTTTTAGGATCAGTAATGTTCATCCTGATTTAATTATACATCTACCTAGTACTTTTTCAATCTACTTAGTACTTTTTGGTTGAGCTTTCCTTTCACTCCCCTTTTAATAACCCTATTGTTTCATTCTGTTAAGCTTGCTTGCAGTTCGATGTAGGAGGCCACCGATGAAATACAAATATAAGTATAAATACCTAGAAAGTATCAATAATTGCCCAAATCCCCTAGTAATCAGATTAATAGTCTGATGGAATTGCAATGATAGCAATGATTTAGAAATAAAAAGCCTTTTAAATGCCAAAAAAAGACCATAGCTAGGGGGAAAATCAGCTTTCCACATATACGTATACCCCTTCAGATTTTTCCGCCAAAACAAAGGGGAGCTAATTGCCCCCCAAGAGAGGTCAAAACCCACCAACCAACCCCTTTAGAAAGTTACCGAAGCAGCCCAGATGTGTTTCGGAGGTTGTCTAAAGTCTGACCTTATAGGTAGAGGTTAAGCTCTACCATGGGGTAACTATAGGGCTGTTATAGGATAAAGCTATAAGAGGTTATAGGGTTATCTATAGGATAGTTATAGGATAGTTATAGGTTGGCTAGTGGTTTAGAAGAATAGGAAGATTCTGTATCAGCTTCTCCTATGTAGTATCTTTTGTAGTCTTTATAGTCTTGTTTTATTAGCTTTGTACCTCACCCCCCCTTTATCCCCCCCTCTCCAATAGTGATACCTAATAAGTGGAGTTTATAAATGAGGTATCAGAGGTATCAGATTGTTTTATCTGTTCAAGGGACATACCAAGTGCTGTTTGGGTGATGGTGTTATTCATAGATGAGCCCCAATTATCTAGGTGAAGGTGAAGTAATTCATCTTTTCTGTGTTGAATATTTCTATCTTCGTCAGCAGACATGTAGTCAGTCCAATAAGAGACTGCACCAGATAGAGCATCAAGGATGTCATCATGTACTAGAGAGCCTTTATGACGGGTTATGCGGGACATCTGGTAGAAGAGTTGAAGTTTTAGTTTTCGTTCTGGTGCTTCGTTGGGATTTGATCGATAGTCTTTGTCAACTACTTTTCTATCGATAATTAGGCGATGGGAGTTCATTACTGGTTCAAGGGTGTCTATGATTCTGAACTCTTTGGTCTTGTTATTGCGTACGTTTTCTACTTCACAGGGGTGATAACGCATTAAATAGGGTTTAAGAAGTTCAGCAAACATGCCTCCTCCGAAGTTTTCTTCAACGATGATGGTATTAACTTTGTGATCTCTGGCTAATTTGGATAATTTAACGAGTACTGGTTCGTCATAACCCCCTATAAGACCTCCAGCATCGCTTACAAAGAGGTTTCCATTCAGCATCTTTACGATTGCATAGCCAGTAGCATCTTTACCCTTTCCAGAGGGGTCAATGGACATAACTGAACCTGTATATTCAATCCAATCTCCGAACTCTTGAGCAGGTCTGTAATAGCGGTCTCCGTTAAAACCTACGCATGGAAGATCTGGGAGGGTGTATTCAGGGGAATTAGACCAGATAACTTTTTCTGGAGCATGTTCTGGGTTAACTGAGGAGATTATTAGATCTGAGAGTTTAAGAGGGTATCTGTCTTGGTCGGATAGAGAAGTATCCAACATGAATTGTAGAGAGAACCCAGAACGGCCATAGGAAGCCTCACGTTCCATTAGATCTATTGAATTGAATCTATCTGGGTCAACAGGATCTTTAGGCTTTACAAGCTCATCTAGGAGCCTCTGGTGAAGTTTAGGAGCAAGTCTATCTCCATAGTTATTTTTAAGAGGAGGGTATCTAGCGGGCCAAATACAGGTTGTATAACCACGTTCTTCTAGTGTGTTGTAAAGGGATTGTTCAGTTTGAGGAGTACCTAGGAAGGTAATCATTCCTTTTGGTTTAAGTATTGCGTCAAATTCTTTAACTGCTTCTGAGAGTTTGTCTCTCATTGGTTGGGTGAAGCTGTTGTTAGGAACTTCTACGTCATCTGCAACTACTTCATCTGCCCTAGACCCAGCCATCTGTCCTAAGACCCCTACAGACTTAACAGAAGGGGCATGGTCAGCTCTTGCTGGTCTTACATCAAAACTAATCTTACTGTTCCTCTGAGAGGCATCTGGACGTAGTGGAGCTAATATATCCATTTCGGTTATTAGTCTCATTGTGAAAGTAGAAAAATTATCTGCTCTATCTTTTGAAGCTGAAACCACAAGGAACTTTAGTTGTGGGTCCATCCGTAACTTCCAAACCACATAGGCAGAAGTAATCCAAGACTTACCTACACCTCTAAAGGCTTGAATTATTTTTCTTCTAGGTCCATGTTGAAGGTATTCAGCTATCTCTAGTTGTACTGGTGTTGGATCAGGAAGGTTTAGATGCCTCCAAGTAAGAATTAGAAAGTATCTAAAGTCTTGTAGTTTCTCTGGGAGTGGTTGCAATTATCTTTCTAGCGGATGAATAGCTTCTAAGTCAGGAAGAGATGCCATGAGATCACCAAAGGGTGATTCTGGTACTGGTAAACATTCAATGCCATTATCTTTCAACATTTGTCTAGCTACATTTAAGTCAGAAGGTTTAGCATCACCATGTCTAATACGATCTAATAGTTCTTTAATTAGTTCTGTATGAAGAACTTCTAATAAGTCTTTATTCTTTTTACTGTCCATTAGTTTTTTTCTTTATTACATAATATAGCTTTTATAGCAGAAAGTTTTTGAGATATTGTTTTTGGTTGTTTAACACGATGTTCTTTGCTAATTAATTTAGCTTCTGTTAAAGCAATTCTTTCTAAACAAGTAGCAATAAAATGTGATTGATGATGAGACTGTCTAGCAAATGCAGTTGCATAATCTTTTACTTTATCAATGTCCTTTGTTTGTTTAATGTCAAGGACACATTTTTCCATAGCAAACTCTTCTTCTGGAGTAGGTCTACTAGCAAGTTCATCTAAGAAATCAAGATTCAGAATTACTTCTTTTCCCATATTTTTCATTTAAACCTGTGTAAAGGGCATGTAGTGGATGAGACGGATCTGGTCTTCCGTCTTTTTCGTACCATTGTTCCATTTCTAATACTCTACGTTCGTCTTCTTCTTTCCAAAAAGGATCGTATTGACTCATTTATGTATGAATTACTGGGGCTTTCCAATTGTAAACCTAGTTGCTACTTTTAGCTTGAACCTAAGTCCCCGTTGGTTCCAATAAAGCCTCCCTTTGTTAAGAGAGAAGTGAAGGGAGGTTTTATTGTGTTTTGGTTAATTTGGCGAGTTCTATATCAACGTGTCTAAGTCTTGAGTATATATCTTTTACATCGCTATGAACATCACTTACATTTTTACCTAAAGCTTCTACAGAGGTTTGAATACGAACTAAATCATCACGTTGCTGTCTGTTTCTTAAGGAGACACTGCCAACGCTAACGAAACAGGCAGTTAAAAGAGCACCAGCAGTAGCAGCAATGACTTCTACCATTTTTATAGGTTTACTATTATTCTAGTACTGCCCAGTTGTTTTTACTTATGGATGAAAAAACCCCAAAAAAGAAAAACCCTTTACAGAAATTAAAAGAAGGGTTAGAGGATAAGGAAGAACAGCTTCAAGTTCTTTCTACTTTTGTCAGGTTGGGAGTTGTAGTTTGGTCAGGATTTATATTAACACTTAACTACGTAACTATTCCAGGTTTAGGAGAACAAGAAAGGATCGATCCGACTTTCATAGCAAGTGTTTTTACGGGAGCATTAGCTTCATTTGGGCTTGAAACTGCAAAAAAGAGAGGTGATGGAACTTACAAATCTGATGATGAAAAACCTATGAATAAGAAGGAAATAGAAGCAATGATGTCTTCTCAATCTGGAGCTGTTCAAACTATTAGAATAGAGACTCCTATTACCCTGATTCCACAGGAACCTAAGATCGACCCAATAACAGGTAAGAAGGTTGATCCACAAACAGGAAAACTTGTATGAAAAAACTTTTTTTATTGCTTTTTTTGGTAATTCCTGCTGCTAAAGCAGATATAACTCATACTTTACAATCTGTTGTTTCAGTTAGCACCGTAGGAGCTAGTTCAACAGCAAATAGAGTGGGTTCTACCATCAGTGTTTCAGGTTCTAATGTAACTCCTGCAGCAAATACAGTTAGTGGAGCTATTGGAAGTTTGGATTTAGCAGATGCAGGAATTACTAACGGTGTTCCTACAGTTTCTTATGACACGTCTTTTACCGTAACGACTGCAGGAGATAGCTGGAGTGTTTCTGAAAGCTATATACAAGCCGATGCAATACCAAGTCTTCTTGGAGGGACAGTAACCAATGGTGTCGTAACTGCTTTACCTGTCTTTGGAGATACTGTAAGTGTTTCTGGAGGTGATCCAGGGAGTGTAACTATGAGTCTTGCTAGTGATCAAGCTATGACTGTTTCGTTAAGTGATATGGGAGCTGGTACTACAGCAACAATGCAAAGCACAATGTCGTTAGAGATTGACTAATGAGATGGTTGTTTCTGTTAGTTCTTGTCTGTCCTAGTTATGTAAAGGCTGGAAGTATTACTCCTCGCTTCACAACAGGCCAGATGGAAAGTACGTCTAGGTCAGTTCAGACCATTGTTGAGACAGTGGTTACTCAGAATTTCAGATCAGGCTATTCGTATTCAGTTTCTGGCCATAACGTACAAATAACAAATGCAGAGTCAATTACACCTGATGCTATTTACGCAGACACTCAAACTGTTGGAGGAGTTTCCTTTAAATGGGTTACACCAGATATAGACAACAAACCAGAATGGGGAGTTGTCAATTCAGGAGAAAGTTTCAGTCTGACAGAAAGCTTTCTTGCACCTGGACTAGATGCAGTTTCAACGGTACAAAGAGAAATCAATACAGAAACAAATACAACCTCCTTAAGTATCTTTTCCCATTAGTATTAATTAATGCTCCAGCTTTTGCTAATAATACTATCAGTTCTCCTAGTGCATCTAGTAGTGGAACGGTTATTAATAACGGGTACCAAACGATAAATGGAAACTTTCCAACTCATAGGTATAGCAATGGAATACAATGCCAATTACCTAC